GCGCAGTGAAGAATACATCCGTGTGTTTATTGATGGTGACTACGGGCTAAGCTCTGCTGGTCAGCCTGTGTATAAGTACTTTAGGCCAGATTACCACATGGGTAGAGGTACGTTGCGGCCCATCAATAACGGGGTACGGCCCATCGTTGTCGGCATGGATTTAGGCTTGACACCTGCGGCTGTAATCGGGCAACAAGACCCCCGTGGACGAGTCCTTGTATACGATGAAGCGGTTAGCTTTGATATGGGTATACAACGATTTGTCCGCACGATCCTCAAACCCCTGTTATATGAGCGATTTTCGGGTATTCCTGTGCTAATTGTGGTCGATCCGGCGGGTGTGCAGCGTGCGCAAACCGATGAACGGAGTGCTGTTGACATCATAAAAGCAGAGGGATTACGCGTTATTGCGGCTAAAACTAACAACATTAGCGCCCGACTTAGCTCTGTTGACGACTTTCTTATGCGACAGGTGGACGGTGATAGTGCGTTCGTAGTGGACCCTAGGTGTTCGCAGCTTAAAGCTGCAATGATGGGCGGCTATAGGTTTCATAAGAAGAACGGAACCATTGACAAGAACAAGCATAGCCACGTTGCCGAAGCCTTACAGTACTTTATGTTGCATGTAGGTTCGGCATCTGATGGTGACCTGCTTGCAAGGCGAAGAGATGTAAAGTCTGTGTCCGCAGGTGGTTGGACTTGACACCAGTTGAAACAATGTGGTACGCCGGTGGCGTGTTACTGCACAGGCATGTCCTCCTCGCCTGTTTTTAAACTATACTCCCCCCGCTAGACATTCTCCCCTAGCGGGGGTTTTTCTTTTGCTTGCACCAAAACTTGACTAGGTGTATAACCATAAACATATTGCTGTATGGAGAGCGTTATGAAAACATGTCGCGGGTGTCCAACACCACAAAAATGCAAAAAAGCAGGTCGTTGCTTAAAAAGCAGTAAACCGGCTACTAAGAAACCAAGCAAGAAAGCATACTAATGGCAGGGCTTTCAATGTTACGAGTCGTCAGTAATGACGAACTGGTAAAAGCAGAAAAAGAACAACTCCATCGCGAGATGGAGGATCGCCAGCAAAGCGAGCTTGTACTAGGGCTTGTTGCCTATGTTAAATCCTGCTGGAACCCTGCACGTATTGCAAAGAAACCCATTGAAAACATTATGTTACGTGCGCTTAGGCAGCGTAACGGCCAGTACGAGGCTGACAAGCTACAACAGATTAAGGGTCAGGGCGGCTCTCAGGTCTACATGATGATTACTGAAGTAAAGTGTCGTGGGGCTGAAAGCTGGCTGCGGGATATTTTACTTGACACCGGTACTCCCCCTTGGGACTTGACGCCTACGCCCATCCCTGACCTAGCACCTGACCAACTTGAAGAGCTTAAAAATCTTTTTGCTCAGAAGGTCATAAAGGATATGCAGGCGAAGGGCGTGGCCCCTACCGTGGAAGAAATGGCTGAGCTTGAAGAAGTTGTTAGTCAAGATTTTAGGTTTGCTGTGCTGCAAGAAGCACAGAACCGTGCGGACAAAATGAAGTTGAAGATCAATGACCAGTTTGCACAAGGCGGTTGGGCTGATGCTTTCAATGAATTTATCACAGACATGGTTACGTACCCGTCTGCGTTTGTAAAAGGCCCAGTGGTCCGTAGGCAGCGCATCTTAGGCTACAGTAAAGGCCAAGATGGCTCCACTATTGTGGAGGGTACAGAACGCCTAGGCCCTGAGTACGAACGTGTTAATCCCTTTAACGTCTACCCTGAGCCGGGTATTACCCATATAAATGAAGGGTATATCTTTGAGCATCACCCTATGAGCCGCAGCCAGTTGGCTGATCTTATAGGTGTACCGGGGTATGATGATGAGGCTATTCGTGAAGTATTGAAGATCGGCAACGGCCAGTCTTGGATCAACGAAGACACTAAATTGCAGGAAGAAGAGCAGGAACGTAAGTATTATTCCTACGAATCTCCCACAGAAACTTTTGACGCTCTTGAATTTTGGGGTAAAGTAAGTGGTAAAATGCTGCAGGATTGGGGTCTTAGTGAAGAAGAAGTGCCTGATGCTGCTAAAGAATACGATGCAAACGTGTGGGTTGTAGGTAACTACGTCGTAAAAGCCATACTAAACTATGACCCTCTAGGTGAGAAACCTTATGTTAAAACTTCGTTTATCAAAGCGCCCGGCGCTTTCTGGGGTAAAGGTATTCCCGAAATCATTGAAGACCTCCAGAATGTTTGTAACGCGGCTGCGCGGTCCCTTGTCAATAATATGGGACTCGCATCTGGGCCTCAAGTTGAAGTTAACCTTGAGCGCATCCCTCCTAACGAGGACATTACGCAACTCCATCCTTGGAAAATTTGGCAGGTAACTAACGATCCTCTAGGGTCTAGTGCGCCTGCAGTACGTTTCTCCCAGCCTGACTCTCGTGCTAACGAGTTGATGGGTGTGTATGATAGGTTTAGTAAGTTAGCTGACGATCACTCAGGTGTGCCATCATACGTCACAGGTGACCTCAATGTATCAGGTGCAGGGCGTACTGCGTCAGGCCTTTCGATGCTTATGGGTTCAGCTGGCAAAGGTATTCGCCAGATTGTTATGTATATTGATAACGATATTGTGCGCCCTATCGTACAACGTCAGTTCATCTACAACATGCGCTACGACGAGGACGAATCTATTAAAGGCGATGTGGAAGTATTAGCTCGCGGCGCTATCAATTTGGCTACTAAAGAGACACTGAACGTACGCCGCGTAGAGTTCTTGAACGCTACTGCCAACCCGATTGACATTGAGATTGTGGGTCAGGACGGACGTGCTGCATTGCTTCGCGAAGTTGCTAAAGGTCTGCAGATGCCCGTGGACGACATTATACCGTCCAGAGAAAAAGGTTCACAGCAGGCCAAGGGTAAAGCTCAGATGGCTGCTCAGCAAGCACAGGCCGCGCCTGCGGCTACACAGCCCGATGGCACGCCTAAAGGTGGAGCCGATGGCAACGTGGTAAGTCCTCAACCTACGGGTGCGCCATGAAGCGGCCCGAACCTGATACAATAAAAGTGCTAGCGGCAGCGACTCGCCAGCACCCCGGAATACTCTCTTGGCTCGACAGCTGGTATCAGCACGAGCTAGAGCAGTTGCCCAACGTGGGCAGAGAGAACGTGGCACGTTCGCAGGGGCGGTGCCAAGTTCTTAGAGAGGTCAAAGACCTTTTTGAAAAGTCCCCTGAATATGCAGCACAGTCTTCCCCATGAGACAGCTGTTTAATTACGCATACCGATAGGAGCGTTTAACATGGCAATACCAGCGCAAGTTAGAAAGCAGTCTGAGGCTGTTCAGAAATTGTACGACGATCTTAATTCAGAGATTACAGAACAGGATGGTACATCCGAGGCTGTGGTTGAAAACATTAAGCCCGTGGCAGTGGAAAACACCGACAGTGCAGAACAACAAGCAGCCGAGCCTACCGATAAAGAGCAAGTACAGGCGGGCAGTGCAGATGAAGAAGAGACATTTGAGAAGCGATACAAGTCGCTTCAAGGGATGTACAACGCTGAAGTACCGCGACTTCACGCCGAAAAGCGTGAACTGGAATCTCGTGTTTCACAGCTAGAAACGCTTATGACAACTCTGAGTTCGCCTAACCCTACTTCTACGGCAGCTGCGCAGTCTCTCGTGACTGATGCAGATGTTGAGGAGTACGGCGAATCTATTGATGTTATGCGGCGTGTTAGTCGTGAAGAAGCTGGCCAACAGCAATCACGTATTGACCAGTTAGAAAATCTTGTACGAGGGATGCAAACCAGCGTAGTGCCGCAAGTGCAGCAACTACAGCATAGGCAAGCAGTTACCACGGAGCAAGCCTTCTGGTCCGATATTCAGAACGCAGTACCTGATTGGCAAGAGATTAACACAGACCAAAACTTTCAGTCTTGGTTGTTAGACGTTGATCCTCTTACAGGTATTAGCCGCCAGACTTATCTTGATGACGCTCAGCGAAATCTTGATGCGCGGCGCGTAACCAACTTCTTCTCTACATGGAAGGCGCAAACTGGCCAGTCTGTTGCTCAACCCAGTCGGAAGGCTACTGCTGCTTCTGAGCTTGAAAGACAAGTAGCGCCGGGACGTGGACGTTCTGGTGGTACCCAAGGCTCAGCTGAACCGAATACCTACACTTCAAATGACATCAAGAGTTTCTTTTCTGATGTACAAAAGGGTAAGTATAAGGGGAAAGAGCAGGAGCGTGACCGAAAAGAACGTGACATTTTCGCTGCACAGCGGGAAGGTCGCATCGTCAATGCATAATTAAACATAGGAGCCTAACATGGCATTTCCAGTATCCCCCGGCAACCCATCATATTCAGGTAATTTTATCCCTGAAATTTGGTCCGGTAAACTAATCGAGAATTTCTACGATGCAACAGTATTGTCAGCAATCTCAAACACAGCATACGAAGGTGAAATTCGTAACATGGGTGACACGGTAAACATCCGTACCACACCAGAAATCACCATTCGTGATTACGTCAAAGGCCAAACTTTGTCAGTTGAAAACCCTGATAAAGCTAAGTTGCAGCTTCTTATCGACAAAGGTGAGTATTTTGCCTGTGTTGAAGATGACGTTGACAACATCCAGTCTGACGTAAACTTGATGGATACTTGGTCTAAAGACGCTTCTGAGCGTATGAAGATTAAGATCGACCAGCGCGTACTTACCGACATGCTTCCAGACATCTCTGCCCTTAACAAAGGTGCAACTGCAGGCGCAATCTCTGGCGACATTGATTTGGGTACACAAGGCGCACCTGAAGCACTAACCACTACTAACGTCATTGATTTGATCGTTAACATGGGTACAGTTTTGGACGAAGCTAATACTCCTGAGTCTGATCGTTACCTTGTTATCCCAGCGAAAATGGCTGGCTTGATTAAACGCTCAGACCTTAAAGATGCGTCTCTTACTGGTGATAGCACATCACCTCTACGTAATGGTCGCTTGGGTATGATTGACCGGTTCACAGTTTACATGAGCCACAACATCAAGAAAACTGGCGCTAACTTCGACGTTATTGCTGGTCATAAAATGGGTTTCACCTTTGCATCACAGATGACAGAGATGGAAACTATTCGCTCCGAATCAACGTTCGGCAACATTGTTCGCGGTCTTCAGGTGTATGGTTACAAGGTTGTTAAGCCTGAAGCCATCTGCCAAGCCGTTGTAACGCTTTAATCGGAGGTCTAAATTATGGCTACTTATACTGAAGGAACTGGTTTCAATAAAGGAACTGCTGCTATCCCCAATAATGGGCTTAACAAACTTTCTATGATTGAGGTAACTCTTAACTGGGCTACTATCGCTGCTGATCGCTTGGCTGCAGGTCAAACTGCAATCGGCGCTAACGACATCCTAGAAGTTATGCCTATCCCTGCTAAAACTTACGTTATGCAAGTTGGGTTAGATGTTACTACCGCTGAAGGTGCTACGTGTACTGTTGACGTTGGTGACGCTACTGATCCCGATGGGTTCTTAGATGGTGTAAACGCAAACACTGCTGCATCCTACGCTACTGCGTTGGTATTGGCTGAAGCTGCGCCAAACACTGTATTGGGCTACAGCAACGGCAAGTACTACGCCGCTGCAGATACTATTGATATTAAAACTATCAATGCTGCTGACGCTGCTGTTATGCGCCTCTGGGCACTGGTTGCGGATTGCAGCTAATAAACTAACTGATTGGGGGCTTAGGCCCCCTTTCACCCCATTCAGGAGATGCTAGATGCCTACTAACCTAACCGGTTCAGATATTAAAGATACGTATGACCAGTTGCTACACGTTAGCGATGGCCCAGCAGCGTCTGAAAAAGTTGTATATGGCGGCGTTGGTGTTGCTACTGCTCTGTCAGTTGGCACAGGCTCTGCGTCTGTTGACAATATTAAGCTTGATGGTAACGTCATTTCTACTACCGATACTAACGGATCATTGGTGTTAGCGCCAAATGGAACTGGCGAAGTACAACTTACAGGTAAGTTTGGATACTCTTCAGGCGGCGGCACTGTAACCCAAGCAAGTAATAAGACTACTGCGGTTACACTAAACGCAAAAAGCGGTGCTATAACTATGAACAACGCGGCCTTAGCAGACGATGCTACAGCTGCTTTTACGCTAACAAATAGTTTTATTGCTGCTACGGATGTACTGATTGTAAACGTAGCAAGCGTAGGAACGGCAGGCGGCTATCAGCTAACAGTTGGTGCAGTAGCAGCGGGTAGTTGTAGCATCAGTGTTATGAATGTAAGCGGCGGCGCACTATCACAAGCGATAGTTCTTAATTTTGTAGTAATCAAAGGAGTAACTTCCTAATGGCTGATTATCAAGGTAAAAGTGTTACGCTCAATAGTCCTAGCAGAATTGGTAAAGGACAACCGGGGCATGGCCGCAAAAAATCTCAGGTTTACGTAAAAGGCCAGAGTGGTAAAGTTGTTAAAGTTATGTTCGGCGACCCAAACATGACGATTAAAAAAGAACAGCCGGGTAGACGTTCTAACTTTAGAGCGCGTCATAACTGCGATAGTCCCGGCCCCAAAACAAAAGCGCGATATTGGTCGTGCGAGGCGTGGTGATATGTCAAAGAGCGAGAAAACTGCTATAGCTAGTCGGAAGACAAGTTCTAAACGGCAAAGCTGGCCAGTTTCGCCTTCGGGCAAAAGGAAAACAACATGACACAGCGTTGGTTAAGACATGTTAATGATGGGTTTATCTACGGCTGGGATCACTACCTAGCCCAAAACCCGCTTGTGGAGGAAGTTACTGAGGAGCAGGCGTTTCCAGAACGGTTCCTAAAACCCGCACAGGTTAAACGCGCTAAGGTCGTTAGGGCTAAGAGTAAATCTACGTTGGACCTAACCACAGAAAGCGTGGTATATGCTGCACCAGCTACTACTGATCCAGAATTGGCTGCTGATGCTTCACGGGGGTTACCTGAATGACGCCGCAAGATGTAATTGATGATGTACGCCAGTTAGTGCAAGATACTAATTCTGCGTCCTATAGGTATACTGACGCTGAGCTGTTAGGCTTTGTTAACCAAACGGTAAAACGTGTGATTATTCTTCGACCCGATTTGTTTTCGACAATCACGACGATAACCACTACAGCAAATACTGTTATTCAAGCTATGCCATCTGATTCTTTGCGGCTTGTAGAACTGTACTCTGTGCAGAATGGTAACGTCCTAACCGAAGTTAATCGTGAATCCCTAGACCAAAGTTATCCTGCGTGGGTCAGTGATCCTGCGGGTACACCCTACAACTATATGCGGCATATCAGGAACCCTAATAGGTATTTCCTATACCCAAGGCCTGTCGCCGGTATTGTTATAACCGGTGAGTACGTACAGATACCTGCAGATTACGCTATTGACGCTAGTATTGCGTCACTGCCTGACGCTTATTTACCCACTCTAGTAGACGGAACCGTATTCTTAGCGGAGTCTATAGATGATGAACATGCAAATTCTGGGCGTGCTAAGTTGTTCCTAGATTCATTTACTGCCGCCCTTGGTGCAGGTTTGTCTAGTCGTGAGTTGACCGACACAGAAACTGGCGGATTAGATAGAAGGCTAGTAGTATAATGGCATCACGTTCCTACACCTCGCTTGCCGCTAGAATAAACCCTAGTGTTCCCGGTTGCTCCCTACCTATGCTGGAGCAATACATTCGTGACGCTGCCGTTATTACTTGCGAGCGTACTCTAGCGTGGCGTTACGAGCAGCCTGTATTTAGCCTTACAGCTGGTGTTTACCAGTATGGATATAGTAAACCCGTAGATACCACAGTCCAAACTGTTATGTATGCCTCTCTTAATGACGCTCCGTTACCAGCAGTAACCCTAGAAGAGGCTACTCGTAGGTATCCTAACTGGGTTAGGGCTTCTACGACTGATTCCGATATAGCCCTATATGGCTCACAACCTATGATATTTACGCAGCTAAACCCTAATAACTTTATTGTTTTACCTACTCCTGATGCTGCTGCGACGTACACAGTTCGTATGATATACGCCCTAAAACCTACTCGTGACTCAGAAGGCATGGATGAAACCATCATGGATGAATTAGAGCCAGCTATCGTGCATAAGACGCTACAAGAGCTATTAGTTCTTCCCGGTGTAGCTTGGTCCGATAGAGAGTTAGCGTCTTACCACGCAAAACAATTTATAACTAGAGTTTCTGAATACAGGGCAAACGCTAACCTCGGCAATATGCGTGCATCAGTGTCTGTAGCACAGCAGCCGTTTGCTTAGGAGAGTACCATGGACGCAAGATTATCAACCCCACGTATTGAATTGGTTAGTAGCGACACTGGCCCACAGCTTCAGTTTACTGTGACTGACCAGCTAACAGGTGTAGCTGTTGACTTAACAAATGCTGTTGTAACTATGCACTTTCGGGCTGTAGGTAGCACTACAAACTTGTTTAGTCGTACCTGCGCTGTGACTGCGCCAGCTACTAACGGTATTGCAGTGCTAGCTTGGCAAAGTACAGACCTTGATCGAGCCGCTGGGGATTACGAGGGTGAGCTAGAAGTTGTGTCCGCCGACAATACTAGACAAACTGTATATGATACAATTCAGTTTAGATTGCGAGAGGACTTTGCGTGAGGATAAAGGCTACTACGCAAAAGTTACGAGCTAGAGTAACTACCGGTGCGTATAGCCTTGCTACACGGGCTACAACTTTTGCGTTGGACGCCCAAGCTCATGCCTATAAACTAAAGATAGCCGTAGGTAAATTTCTATCCCTACTATTTTTTGAAGATACTATATCAATACAATCTCTTACGTCTTTGTTCTTCACTAAAGCAGGGATAACTGACTCAGTTACTGCAGAAGACACTACCGTAGTTGTACCTACAAAAAACATAACAGACACTGGCACTTTTAGTGATGTATACCAACAGGTACAATCTAAAGGTTTTATAGACAGGTTTAGTATTGAAGACGGCGGATTGTATTTTCTACAAGATTATACATCTGAAGATTACACTGTGTCACTACAACCAGTATTTACATTTGGTAAAAATGTAACTGAGACAGCTAACTTTACAGACGTGTTAGGCGTGTTTACCGTAGGTAAACGACTTACTGAGGCTCCTGTGCTAACCGATGCGTTTACCTACATAAAAGGAAAAGCGTTCGTAGATACCTATACTGCAGCTGATGTTTACACGTCAGAGGTAGGCAAACCTGTTGCTGATGGGATAACAGTTGCCGAAAGTTTTATTTCGTCGTATAGTAAGGTCGTAGCGGACAGCGCTTCTTGGACTGATTTATCTTCTATGGTCATCAGTCCAGCTGTGCAGGATGCTTTAGGATTATCAGATGCGGGTAGCTTGAGGTCGCAGGGCTACTGTAACTTTGACTATTTTGCGGCGGACTATGTTGGAATTTCGAGAACCTTCTAAGGGGTGTAGCAATGAACTCAAAAGAAAATTTAGGGCTATCCGGTAAGCTCACGCTTATCCTCACAGATAGTAATGGTGTTATTAAAGAAGAACGCCACCTTACAAACTTAATCGTAAATACTGGTTTAGGCCATATTACTAGCCGTATGACAGCGGCATCTGCTGGCGTTATGTCCCACATGGGGTTAGGCAGTGGCTCAACTGCTGCCGCCGCTGGTAATACAGCATTAGGTAGTCAACTAGGTAGCCGCGTAGCTTTAGACAGTGCGACTCGAACAGGGTCTAACGACGAGAGTATTGCGTATGTGACTACTTTTGGTGCGGGCGCTGGTACAGGTGCAGTTACTGAAGCGGGCATCTTTAACGCTGCCTCTTCCGGTACTATGCTATGTCGAACTGTGTTTGCTGTAGTCAACAAAGGTTCAGGTGACACGCTTCAAGTTACGTGGACAGTTACTCTAGCAGCTTCGTGAGGTAACTAATGGCAACTATTGTAACCCGATCCGGTAAAGGATCACCGCTTACAAACGCAGAGGTAGACGCTAACTTTACCAACCTTAATAGCGACAAGGTTGAAACGTCTACTATCTCTACGTTTGGGGCAACGCTTATTGACGATGCAAATGCTGCAGCGGGTAGAAGCACACTTGGTCTAGGTACAATAGCTGTTCAGGCTGCTAACAATGTAGACATAGACGGCGGTTCTATTACCGGCATTACAGACCTAGCTGTAGCTGACGGCGGTACAGGCGCATCGAACGCAGCTGGCGCACAAACAAACTTACAAGTAGACCCTGCTGGTACAGCGGTGGCTTTAGCAATCGCATTGGGGTGATAAAACATGGCAAATACCTTTAAAGTAAAAACTTTTGCTGGGGGCAGCACAAACGCTAACACAGCTATGACTGTGTATACCTGCCCTTCTAGTACGCAGACAACGATCATTGGGCTTACCATTGCTAACATTATCGCTACGCAAGTTACCGTTAGTGTGCAGTTAGAAAACAACGATGGCAACAATGTGTACTTGATTAAAGACGCACCCGTCCCATCGGGCGGCGCGTTTGTCCCAGTTGGGGGCGACATGAAAGTTGTTATGGAAGCGGCTGATGTCCTAAAAGTAACGTCAGATACGGCAAACTCTGTCGATAGTACGTTGAGTATTCTGGAGATTTCATAATGCCATATCAGGGTAATACACCTATAGAATCCTACACGCCTACAGTAAAAGATTCGTTCAGCGGTAACGGGTCTACTACTGCATTTACGCTGTCACAACCAACAGTAACAAACGATGTTCGGGTTGTAGTAGAGAACGTAGTGCAAGACCCTACTGTTGCGTATACTGTACTGGGTACGACCCTTACGTTTACTTCGGCTCCTGTCTCAGGAACCAACAACATATATGTGGTTCATTTAGGCCCTGCTGTTGCGACAACGCAACCTCCCTCGGAAATTGCAAATGCTACTACGTTTGCGTCTAATTTATCTGTGCAAGGTTTGTTTAACTCAGTGGGCATTGATGACAATGCAGATGCTACAGCTATTACGATTGATAGTTCCGAAGTCGTACTTGTAGGCAAAACATCTAACACCTTCTCTCAACAGGGCGTGGCACTACGTGCTAACAACGACAGCCAGATTACACGGGATGCAGGCATAGCACTCAGTTTGAACCGAACGACAAACGATGGCGATATTTTGGGTCTGTACAAAGCTGGCTCCGCTGTGGGGAGTATTGGCGCTTCTGGTAACAGTGGTGTGTATATAGCAGCCCCTACCAGCGGAGGTTCGGCTCTTATTTTTAATGACAATGCCCCAATACTTTACCCTGCAAAAAACAATAGCGGAACCATTGCTGTTGCTGATAATGCTATTGACCTTGGGGCATCAGGTGTTCGCTTCAAAGACATCTACCTCTCTGGCGGTGTATACCTTGGCGGC